AAAATGTTAAATGGAAAGAGATTCCTCCATTGAGAGGACCTGATCCTAGAGGCTTGATTAAAGAACCAAAAGAAGATAAACAAGATAAACTGGAGAAAATAAATGGCAGACGTAGATAAATCCTTACCGAACGTAAGACAGACAGTAACCGTACCCTCGGATGAAGAACAGATGGAAGTGCAAGCAGCGCTTCAAGAAACTATTCCTAGTGGAGATAACACGGAGATTACAGAAAACGAAGATGGCTCGGTTGACATTAATTTTGAACCAGGTGCAGAAGCTCCCGAAGGAGCGGAAAACCATTACGCAAACTTAGCAGACCTTTTACCAGACTCAATTCTCGAGCCTCTAGGATCTGAGTTGTATGGTAACTATACCGATTACAAAGAATCTCGTAGAGAGTGGGAACAATCTTACACTAAAGGTTTAGACCTTTTAGGTTTTCAGTTTGAACAAAGAACACGTCCTTTCCAAGGAGCAAGTGGTGCAACGCATCCAGTATTAGCAGAAGCGGTTACACAGTTTCAAGCGCAAGCATACAAAGAATTATTACCAGCTGATGGTCCAATTAGAACTCAGATACTAGGTGTCTCGAGTCGAGAAAAAGAGGAGCAAGCGACAAGGGTCACTAACTTTATGAATTATGAAATCATGAACGTTATGAAAGAGTACGAACCCGAGTTTGATCAAATGTTATTTTATTTACCACTAGCAGGTTCAACATTTAAAAAAGTTTATTATGACGATTTATTGGGAAGAGCAGTATCAAAGTTTGTCCCAGCAGATGATTTAGTCGTTCCGTATTCTGCAACCTCATTGGAGGATGCGGAAGCGATTTGTCATATTATAAAAATATCAGAAAACGATTTGCGTAAACAACAAGTAGGTGGATTTTATAGAGATATAGAACTGTCTGCTCCTTATGCAGAAGAATCTGAAATTAAGAAAAAAGAGAGAGAACTAGAAGGTTCAAGAATGACGGGTCAAGCAAAAGATAACGCTTTGTATACTTTGATTGAATGTCATGTTGATCTTGACTTAGAAGGTTTTGAAGACAGAGGGGAAGACGGAATACCGACAGGTATTAGAATTCCTTACATTGTAACCATAGATAATGGCTCAAGAAAAGTTTTATCTATAAGAAGAAACTATAACGTAGACGATCCAAAGAAAAACAAAACACAGTACTTCGTGCATTTTAAATTTTTGCCAGGACTTGGTTTTTATGGTTTTGGATTAATACATATGATTGGAGGTCTAACAAGAGCAGCGACTTCTGCACTTAGACAACTAATCGATGCTGGTACATTATCAAATTTACCTGCAGGATTTAAACAGAGAGGGATCAGAGTTAGAGACGATGCCCAATCACTTCAACCGGGAGAATTTAGAGATGTAGATGCACCTGGTGGAAATCTAAGAGACGCTTTTATGCCATTACCATACAAAGAACCTTCACAGACTTTATTGTCATTGATGGGTATTTGCGTGCAAGCGGGACAGAGATTCGCATCAATTGCTGACATGCAAGTTGGTGATGGGAACCAACAGGCTGCTGTTGGAACAACTGTAGCTCTTTTAGAACGTGGTTCAAGGGTCATGTCAGCAATCCACAAAAGACTTTATGCTTCTATGAAGAATGAGTTTTCTTTATTAGCAAATGTCTTTGCAACATACCTTCCACCTGAATACCCTTACGATGTTGTAGGTGGTAATAATAAAATTAAACAAACAGATTTTGATGACAAAATAGATGTGCTTCCTGTAGCAGATCCTAATATATTCTCATCAACTCAAAGAGTATCTATTGCTCAAACAGAATTACAACTAGCTCAATCAAATCCACAGATCCATAATCTGTATGAAGCGTATAGAGACATGTATGTAGCAATCGGTGTTAAAAATATTGATACAATTCTACCACCACCAGAAAAACCAGCTCCAAAAAACCAAGCTTTAGAACATATTGACGCTTTGGGTGGAAAACCTTTCCAAGCTTTTACTGGTCAAGACCATCAAGCACATATTTCGGCGCATTTATCGTTCATGGGAACAACTATGGCGCAAAATAACCCGTTAGTTATGACTTCACTAGAAAAAAACATCTTTGAACACATAAATTTAATGTCTGATGAGCAAGTTCAGCTAGAATTTAGAGATAAAATTGCACAAGCACAACAAATTGCTCAACAAATGCAACAAGACCCGCAAATGCAACAACAAATGCAGGCTAATCCGCAAATGCAACAACAAATGCAGCAACAACAGCAACAATTAGAGCTAGAAATTGAATCTCGTAAGGCTGTTTTAATTGCAGAGATGACAGAAGACTTTGTTAAAGAGCAAAAAGAAGCAATTGGTATTTTAGGTAATGATCCGCTTGTTAAACTAAGAGCAAGAGAGTTAGATCTTAAAGCACAAGAAAATATGAGAAGACAAAAAGAAGATGACGCTAGATTAAATTTGGATAAGATGAAAACTTTGATGAACCAGAATCTTCAAGAAGATAAAATGGAACAGCAAGAAGATCTTGCTATTCTAAGAGCAACAACATCTATTGAAAAACAAAAAATGTCCAATAGAGCTAAAATAAAAAACGATCAAATGAAACAACGAGATGTAAGAATCTTAAAAGAACCTAGGAGTTAATTATGGCAGGACCAGGACTATACGCAAACATCAATGCTAAGAAAAAAGCAGGTACATCAAAACCAAAAAGTAAAAGTACTATTACACCTAAAGCTTATGCAAATATGAAAGCAGGTTTTCCAAATAGTAAAAAAAATAAGGCTAAGGCATAATGAGAGCTACTCTTGGAATGGGAGCAGTTCGTTCCTCTTTTAAGAGAGGAGGATCTCCTGCTTGGACTCGAAAAGAAGGTAAGTCAGAGTCAGGTGGATTAAATGCGAAAGGCCGTGCATCTTATAACAAAGCTACGGGTGGAAATTTAAAAGCACCTCAGCCGGAAGGTGGATCTAGGAAAAAATCTTTCTGCGCTAGAATGAAAGGCATGAAGAAAAAATTAACTTCAGCCAAGACAGCAAATGATCCAGATTCAAGAATAAATAAAGCACTTAGAAAGTGGAAGTGCTAATGCCATTTAAATCTGAAAAACAAAGAAGATATTTATTTGCTAACGAACCCGAGGTAGCAAATAAATTTGCTAAAGATTATAATATGGGTGGTGTTGCTTCTATGTTTAGAAAAAAATTAGAAGATGGAGATCTGTCTCCAGAAATTATTTCACAGATAGAATCAATGGCAGCAACAGGAGCTGATGCTTCTACAATTTCAAGTTTAGTTGGTGTAAGTGAAGAACAAGTTAACAATGTTTTAATGAGTGGTAGTACAAGTCAGATGATGCCTGTTGAAGGTGAAGAGATGGCTGAAACTGCTGAAGTTACAGAAGAAGCAGATCCATTATTAAATTTGTTTTCACAAAACGATTCTTTAAACAACGATCAAGCCTTAACAACCTTGTTTGCTGAACAAGAGCCCCAAGGTATCATGGCGGCGGCTAATGGCGGAAAAGCAATGAAAAAAATTAAAGGTCAAGATCACCTGTTAGCTTACATTACACCTAGTGAAAGAGACACATTAGTAAATCTAGGTGGTCAAGAAACAATGACATCCGAAGGAATTCCAGCTTATCCACCTGATAATGATGCTCCAGGTGAAAGCACAGGTAATAATAGTAGTAATGATAATAGTAATGATAATAGTAATGACTATACAGGTTCAGATTTTGGATTTGTAGCATCTCAACCTACAACCACTGCAGAATTTAACGAAGGACCAACTGCTGATGGTGATGCATTAGATATGCAAGATTACTTAACAGATTATGTTACTGTCAATGAAGAAAAACAAAAAGAAAAAGAATATGATGACTTACCTTCAGCTAAAAAAGACATGATTAAGGTAAAACAAGATCAAGCTTATAAAGGTAGAATTAAAAATGTTATTAAAGACATAAAAGATAACCCTTCTATTGAAAAAAGAATAGCTGATAAGATGGTCAACTACGTTGTAGAAAAAGCATTGCTTTCAAACCCCTACACTGCAATTGCTTATGGGTTAGCTAAACTTT